CCTTGCGGTTGCCCTTCTTGTGGACGAACACGTTGTCCAGCGGGCTGGCCTCGAAGGCGTCCAGGCCATAGGGACCGGCTCCGGCGGGGCAGAGGTCGTGCCACTCGCTCTTCTCGCTCTCCATGTGTGCGATGACGCAGACCATGAAGACGTAGCTGTCATGCAGTTCCGACAGCTTCAGCACATCGTCCTTCTCGTACATGCCGATGAACTTGCGGAGGAAGTCAGCCCCCTTGCGGCGAAGGTTGAAGGCCATGAACCCGCACTCGGGATGCGTGGCTGTCTGCGCGCGCGAGAGCAGCACCCCGTCCTTGTCCTCGGGCAGGATGTGCTTGAGGAAGTCCATCGTGAGCGGGGCGCGGGTCTCGACATCGCCGTCTAGCCAGACAAGCCAGTCGCATCCGTCGTCCAGCCCATCTTCTCCGCCATAGCTAGCATCCTCAAGAGCCTCCTTCAGAGCGAAGACCTTGTGGGCGAATCGCAGAAGATCCTGCCGGTAGTCGTATCCCGGCTGCTTAGGATCCAACTTTTGAACCGCATGACGAGCCATGAAGTTCCGAAAATCAGGATCCATTTCGAGATGCTTGTCGCTGATGACATTAATTTCGATACTAGGATCCCAATACTTGCTAGCGGTCTCAAGCCAGCGACGCCCGTAGAGTTCAAAGCCCGCCTCCGACCAGGACGAGCAGATCATCACTTTCATGTCACTTCTCCACGAAGATGCTGTCCTTGCCGACAACTTCGGCAAGACGGTAGCCAAGAAGGCGAAGGACGTTCAGAGAGTCCTCCTTTGGCCGCTCGATGATGAGGACGGGCTTGTGGCGCTTGAGCGTCTCCAATGCCCCGACGAGGACACGATGCTCGTATCCCTCGGTGTCGATCTTGACCAGCCCGAGTTCGTCGTATTTGAACTCATCGATGGCAAACATTGGCACAGCGCCCGTCGCCGCCGCCTCAAACCCGCGCGCCCCGGTGTTGGCAACCGCATCGACTCGCACGTTGCCCATGCCCCTCTGCGCGCCAGCGGCTCCATACGTCGCCCGCACGGCCCATGACTGCACGTTGCGGACAAGGCAGGCGTAGTTATGCGCGTCAGGCTCAAAAGCGTGGACGAGCGAAAAGTCCTTTGACATGCGCCGCGAGAAGATCCCGATATGCGCGCCAACGTCGATGGCCGTGCCAGATGCCTTGATGTGTGCTGACGCCTTTGCATACGAGGCCATCTGATACGACGAGATGTCGCCAACGAAATGCTGGTCTGCGCTCGGCAGCCACCAGTCTCCCACCTTCTTCATTCGAACCTCCCCCGCGTCTTCATCATGTAGTCGTACTCGTTGGTCCACCAGCCCGCGAACGGGATGTCTCGCATGTGGTCGAACCAAGGCCCGCCATCGGTGAAGTGCATGAGGCGCGGCTTGATGTTGTGTTTCGTGTGGCCGACGAGGAAGTTCCACCCAGGCGACAGGTCACCGATCTCGCTGTCCTTCAGCCATGTAAACGTGTGCAACTCGCGACCCGTTGCATGGTTGACGAAGTCTGGCGTCAGGACACGGTTTGACGGATGCCCGCAGTTGAACAGGATCACGGAGGACCAGTTCTTCCTCGGGTACGGCTTCTGGATCTGGCCGTCCATCTTGATCTGGTTCTGCGGCAAGTGGATCTGCTTGACCACCATCACCGCATACTTGTCGTCGGCCTCCTTGAGAAGCTCGCCAACATCATCCAACCACAGCATGTCGCAGTCGGTGAACAGCGCCCAGCCCTTGTAGTCCTGCAAGTGCGGGACGAGGAAGCGCGTGAAGGCGAACTCCGTGCTGAACGGAAGCCCGTCGCGGACATCAAACATCTGCCCGGTCTTCGGGTCCACGCCCCACTCGCGGTCGAAGATGCCCTTGCCGCGAAGGTCCTTGTGGCGTAGCGCGCGCACATGCAGCGGGATGCTGCTCTTGCGCTGGCAGGAGAACATGCAGACATCGTAGGCGTCGATCTCCCGCGCGTCGAAGCCTATCCAGTATGGCAACGGGTCATCGGCCATCATGGCCTCCATCGAAATGGATCATCACGAACGCATCGCTCTGGAACCGATGGGTGTGGATGTAGTTCGTCCACACATCCTGGCTCCAGAGCGTCAGGTGTGCGTTGCGGCCATCCGGCAGAGTCTTCTTTGCCGGGAACGTCGCGATGCCGAAGACCACGAACTTCTTGGCGCGGATCGTCGCGTCGAACACCGCGCGCCTGAGTTCCTCGTCCTCAAGATGCTCCAACACATCAAGGCAGATGACGCCATCGAATGGCAGCATCGGGTTCGGCAGCTTGTCGATGCCGGGGACAGCGGGATCGTAGAGCGTCGGCTTCTCGACGCCCCACTTCTCATGCAGCTTCAGGGAGTCGTACTGCATCCCCTTGCCGCTGCCAAAGTCGAGGATGGACTTGGCTCCATAGTCCTTGATGGCCTTGGCAACGATGTCAGACCACTTCTCGGTGCTGTGGCCGGGGAACTTGCCCTCGGAGTGCATCTGCTTGTAGAGCGCAAGCGTACTCATTGGCTTTTACCAAGTGAACGAATTGAATCGATTGCGTCATTTGCTGCGTCAGCAAAACCAAACAAAATCGACTGAGGATTCCATCCAACGGGCCTGCGCTCATGCACCATCACGCCATCAGGGTCCAGTTTGTTGTATTTGCATATTTCCGCTGATACCGCCTTGAGCAGATCGACTTCTGATTGCACCACAATATCTATGATTGCTTCCGCCAAGCACTCAAGGTCCTTTGGATCGTGAGACTCCCCGCCAAGATCGCGAGCCACTTTCTCAATGAGTTCCTGCCTAGTCATGCGTCCCTCCTCTTCCTGATGCAGAGTTCATAGCCAGCGGCGTTGAGCGCGGCCTCGAAGGTAACGAGCGCTGGCGAGTGCTGGTAGCGCCATTGGCTCATCGTGTCGATCTGTACGCCAGACCGCTCGGACAGCACCTTGAACGTGAGGAACGGGTCCTCGTTGACCAGTTCGTAGAACTCACGGACCAGCGGGTGCATGTTGCCGGTGGTCGCCAGCTTGATGCAGCGACGACCACGACGATTGTCGGCCATCTTGCGGTAGCCCATGATGCGGGCCGGGGTCATTTCCTGCGGCATCAGCCGACAAGCCTCTGGAACGTGGACCACTTCATGTAGACGCGCGGCTCGTTCTCGGGCTGGAACGGCTCCGGGTCGATCCGCACGACAAGGACATCAGCGCGGCCAAGCCATCGCTCGCCCGTGGCCCATGCGTCCTTCTTGCGCTGCTTTGCTTCGACAAGGATCTGTGTCCCGTCCTTCAGTCGAGCAGATACATCGTGAGGAAACGCATCGAAAGCGCCAGAGCCAGGTTGCCGATGAGCAGCCAAGCCAAGGCTTTCAAGCTGCTTGACGATCCATTGCTCAAGGCGACGGCCCTTTGCCTTCGCGGACTTGGCTTTTATCACAGCGGAATCTCCCCATTGCCCTTCATATGCTCCAAAGCCTCGCCGTTCGCCATCTCCTTGAAGTTCCACATGCGACCGGCAATCAGGCAGAACGTCTCATAGCGCCGTTCGCCCCACTTTCCGTCGGTCAGGTCTCCGGTTTTCCACGGCCAGAGCGTCCTCGGTGCGGTCATCACGACCTCGCAGCCCTTGCGGAGCGCCTCATAGCCCAAACCGGAGTTGAACGACGCCACGACGGCCACGTTCTCCCAGAAATCGTCGGTTTTTGGGCTTTTCTGGGTCGTCACGACCATCATGCCGGGGTAGAGACGCCTCAAGGTGGCCCTCCACTTGCCGTCAAAGTCGGGGGAGAGACCGTAGTGCTGCACCATGTATGCACTCGGCGGCTGGTAGATGACCAGTCGGCTCTTCTTGATGGCCCTCTTTGGCTCCAGCTTGAGCAATCCCTTCTTCTGGAGGGTTTCCAAGCGGCGCGAATCGTACTCGACGGTCAGCTTCCGCTCGTTTGACTGGTTGTTAAGCGAGAAACGGAAGTACCCGCCCCTGCTGTTCAGGTCCTCCGTGCGCCCAAAGAAGGCGTGGTCCACATGGACGTAGGATTTCCATTCCTCCTGGGTCTTGCGGTACATCTCCGCGCCGCCGTAGAGGATGCCGTAGTGGAGATTGATCTCCGCGAGCGGCTCGCCGTGGCGCGCGTAATGCTCACCGTGCATCCAGTTGCGGGCAAGGTTCTCGCCAAGCTGGTGCGGAGCGCCGCTGGGCGCAAAGAACTTGATCGTCATCGTGCAAGTCGCCCCGTGACCTTGAGTTTCACATCCTCGTAGCGCCTACCGGCCATCAGGCCAGCAAGGATCTCCTCTGGGTCCGTGGCGGGAAGGTCGCCAAGCGAGGGAATATCGCCCATCGTCATGTAGGTCGGGCGCACCTTGCTGTTTGGCCCCCGAGAATAGCCGATGCGTTGCACAAGACCCTGCTCCACAAGCCGCATGACGACGACCAGCACCTTGGATGCCGTCGCGCCGCTGACCATGTCGCGGATCTCCGCAACCGCCCATTCGCCTTCCTGGCGAGCGATCACATCGCGGATCTCTGAAGCTATCGTGCCGCGTACCATCACACCCTCCGTGTGCGTACTGCGTATGGGTCCCTCGAAACCGATCCTCCACTCAACTCCCGTGCGAGGTCAAGCATTTCCTCGTTGTACCTGTCTTTTTCCGTCGTGACCTTGCTGTGCATCGAGATTGCGAAGGACACCTCATCATAGACATGGTCCTCCTGCCGTCTGGTGGCTGGCCCCTTGTCAGGCTCAAGCTCGTCAAGCGTCAGGCCGGGGCAGGTGCGCCAGAAGTGGCGGCAGTTGTCGGTCACGAACAGCAGCGGCGACCAAGTGCCATCCGATTGCTGCTCGCCAATGAGGTGCTGGACCATCGTCGTGTAGTTGGCCTTCCGATCCCTGCGGCCCTGCCGGAGGATGAATCGACCGGAAGTGGCGGTCCTCATGTTGTCCTGAGGGGAGGGACCGTCCTGGCTGGCCCACATCTGCGGGTCAGCGACCCGGAAGTCCATCGGCGGCAACTGCATCTCGCCTTCAAGCCGGATGACCTCGCGGGCCACCTCGGCTGCCGACATGCGCGCGCCCATGTCCGCTTCCCCGTTCCACCCGTACCACTCGGCAAAGCGGATCTTCGCGCCGGGCGGGAGGTAGACCTCGGGGAATCCGTCCTTGGCCTTCAGAGTTGCTCCCTCCGATATGCAGTACCATCCGATGGAGAAGGGCTTGGCTGTGCCCCAGTCCATAGCCATGAAATGGGTCCAATGTCGTGGGGGCTTGAAGCCGCGAATGAGATGCTTGCCCCGGTCGAGCATGGATAGGGCTGCTCCCGAAACCACATCCCAGTCGCCGTCCCGTAGTGCCTTGGCCCGCTCGGGGGACAAAGCGGTGAAGGATCCTTCATAGCTGTCAACATCCAGATGCGGGTTGTCGTCCATCTTTGCGGGGATGTAGATGCTCTTCCACCCCGGCGAGTTCTTGGTCTTGGTCGTCTTGTCGTGGAAGAAGTGCATCGGCGGGGCTTGCTCGATGAAGATGTCCCGCAAGAGGTTGTGCGCGGGGCCGCCGGGATTGCTGCCGATGACAATCCTCGGGAACACATCCTCCTGCTGGGCCTTGTAGCGACCCAGACGCACTCGGGTACGGAGGAACTTGATCTGGTCAGGCAGCAGGAGCGCCGCTTCGTCCAGCCCCAGCCAATGCATCTCCGCGCCCTGGTACTTGTAGATGTCCGCCAAATCCTCCGCGAAGCAGAACTGGAGGAACGCCCCGTTGTAGAACGTCAGCTTCCGATCCGTTTCCTTCCAAACCGCCACCTCAGGGGGGATCGCCATCTGCTGGATGGGGATCAGGTGGTTGTCCTTCAGTTCCGGGTAGGTCCGCCGAAAGAGATACGCCTGCAAGCCAGCGTTCTGGAGGCACGAAATGATGCCATCCATCCTGATGGCATGACTCTTGCCCCCGCCCGCAGCACCACCGTAGAGAACCTGCCGCGCCTTAACTGCGTGGAAGATCCTCTGCTTCTCCGAAGGCTGGTATCCCAGCGACCATTGGGGCATTCGCGCTCTCCGTAACGTCGATGACGTTCGCCAATGCCGCCTTGTCCTCGCGGCTCACCATGATCTCGATGGTCAGCTTGTCGTCCTTGCCGACCGCCTCCTGCTTGAACTCGGCCTTCGCGATCCCGCGCTCCAGCAGCCAAGCCGCAGCCCGCCAGTCGCGATCCTCCATGATCTTCTTGACCAGAGGTGCCGCCGACATGGCGCGAGCCTGCCGGAACATCGTGTCGAGACGCGGCTCCGAGTTCCGGTACTTCTGGCACACCCGCTCCGTGATCCCAGCCGCCTCCGCTGCCAAGACAACCGGCATACCACTCGCAACATTGTGCAAAGCCTGCGCCACTTCCACCATAGGAAAAGTAGCCTCATCCCACCTAGGCTTACTAACCCTCGCAAGCATATCCAACCACCCTGGCACAGAACTAGGTCTCCCTCCCTGTCCTACGGGAGGAGCATCCTCGTTAGCCACGGGTAGGCTCTTGTTATGCCCCCGCAAGGCAAGCGCAGAGTCCCGCGCAGCACGGTCCCACTCAAGGGCGCGCTTCGCCACGTTGCGCTCATGCACCGGATGGCGCTTGGTGATGTACCCAAGGGAAGCCCCGGCCTCCCAAAGAATACGGATATCCGCCCAGTCCACAAAGCCGTCCTGGGACAGCTCATGGTCGCTCTCAACCTCATAGGCCATACCCAACGGTAGGTTTTTTTCTGGTTGGGGGCAAGGGTCTGTGTAGTGGCAAGCGTGGGGACATGGCCTTCGCGCCCGCCTGCGAGATCGCGAAAAGCCCAAGCCGGGGGGCCGGTTTTGCCGCGCCGCACAATCGATGGGGGCCGGGGGCCTAGCCTCGCCGCAGAATGGCCTGGCGCTGGCCCGGACGCTGGCACTGGTAGGGCCGCGAGCGGAAGGGCCGGAGCTCCCCCCGGCCCCCGCCCTGCTTAGTACGGGTAAGGAGAGCGCCGAGCGCCAATGCTAGCCATGAGCCGCTCCCATGTCATGGGGCGCTTTGCGCTGATGCGCCTCATATCGGCGTCGGCAGCGGCGTATGCCACGGGGTCAGGATGCGGCCCCGTAGGCCGGGCGGCGTAGCGGCGTTGAGCAGCCCTAGTGAAGGCCAGGGCCAAGTGGCCGGGCCAGTCTTTGCAGAAATCAGCGTACACTTGAACCTCCTTAAATGTACATCGCCAGCACAGCCAGCGCCGCCATGCCGATGAAGCCGATGGTCGCCGTGAGGGCGTCTAGGATGCGGCGGGTCATCACACCCCCCCCGCTCGAAGCGCCGCCTCGCTCAGCGCCGCCATGATGCCGACGGCCAGCGTCGCGGCGAACAACGTCGCCATGATGCCGTAGAAGAAGATGTCATCGAGCTTGTTCATTGTGTCCCTCCAGTTAGTTGTATGTGCGTGTATATAGGGTGTGGTTGGGTATGGCAATGGGAAATGGCGATGCCTGACATGCTTTTCCTGCATCCCCCTATTCGATTGCCGCATGGCTTGCAGGCTAGAACCTGGCCGAGAGGAACCTGATCCGCCTTGTCTCCCCCCGTGCTATCTCCCCCCTTAGAGGATGATAGAGCCGCTTTCGGGGGCCTCTTCTTTCGCAGCGCATCCCGCCACGCCCTTACACGCCCTAGACCCCGCAAGCGGCACGGTATCAGGCTACCATATCGCCGCTCCGGCCCTTCCGCTCGCCTACACCATGACACACACAAGCACAAACGCATTTATTGCATAGCACATATGCAAACATTGCGTAACTGGCAAACGCAATTCACGTTATTCTATGCCCCGTGCCGCATGGTGCGGCCTGGAGGGTAGCAATGGTATTGGATAGCTTGCGGCCTGGAACGTACAGGCTGGCGATTGACATAAAGAACCCTTGCGCCGATAGGCGGAAGAAGAACGACTGGCGCGCCGCGCCTATCATCTCTGCGGGGACGGGGTTTGTAGTAGAGGCTTTGTTAAACGAAGAGGGCCAGCCTATCGGCGCTTCCATCATTTCTGCGGACGCCGGGAACGATTGGTCATGCGTCCCCTACTATCCGCGCGGTAGCCTCCGCCCACTCTTCGAAGCAATCGCGCCTAACCTTGTGCGCGTTGGCGACGAAACCCGGACGCCCGGACAGATAGCCGCCGCTATCCGCGAAGCCGCGCCAGACTTGCTGTCGGCCTTGGAGGATATTATCGGGGACGGATACTCGACGCAAGCTATCGCGCCATCGGCTTATGAAGCCGCGCGGGCGGCTATCGCCAAGGCCAGGGGGGAGTGAACCAATGGCCACGAACCTTACCCCATATCAGATTGCCGCAATGGCGGAAGACCTTGATGGCTTGGCGAACATCCGCCGCATCAACGCCCTCTTCCGCGAACAGGACGAAAGCCACCTCTACCCTGTTTGCGGTCGCTTCAATGCAACCGAACGGGCAATCCGGCGCCTTCGTAAGGCGCAAGCCGATGGCGCTTGTATCAATCCGGGCTTGGAATACGCCCTCGCCCTTGATGCAGAAATCTCCGCAATCGTTATCGATGCAGTGGCGTAGGCCTGACCTGGTTTGGCACGGCGGCGGGACGAAATCCGGCTACGTCTTCGTGCAGGTGTTCGCATGATCGCGATCGCGCGTTTCATCGGCTATCTACTGCTACTGGCGCTGTTTGTCGCCGGGCTTTATCGCTAACGGAGGGGAAGATGCGACGAATGTCGGAAGATGAAATCGAGCGGCGCGTCGAGCGCATGGTTGATGCGCTGGATAGACGCTTTATGGCCGACAAGCTGGATCAAGCGCAATACGACGCCGAAATGAAGAAGATTGACGCATGGTCAAAAGCGGCATTGATAGCACCGGCTAACTGACAAGCAGGGGCCTGGCGAAAGCTAGGCCCCTCTTCCCGCGCCCATGCTCCCGCAAGCCTATCACATGGCCCCCGTGCCGCCACATGCGCTCGCCAGCCTATACCATGGCCGTGCGGGCAATATCGCGCGCCACGCGGGCATATGGGGACACATGAAGGACTGCCGTGAGGGGATGCTTCTTTTGCAGCACAGCCATGCAAACTCTGCGTAGCTGGTACACGCAATCAACGATATCTTACGCGCTCACGCGAACACGCCCCACCGTGTGAAGGACTGCCGCAACCGGGGCTTTGGAGGGAAAGATGGACGACATCATCTGCACAATTCCGGTCTTCGATGGGAATTGGTCGGTTCAGCACTACTGGGCATACGAAGACGGGTACAGCGTCTGCGACGTGGACGGCAACCATGATGACTGCGAGGAGTCCGACATCCCCAGCCCGAAAGCGGTCTGCGAGGCGTGGAAGGAATACTCCTGGTGGGTTCTCAAGAATAACGGAGAAGACCCCCTGCGAGAGTTCCTTGTGGCTCGCACCGTTGAAAGCAAGTGGCGGGTGCGCCTGTCGAATAGCATTGTCGGGGTTGTGGCTTGCGAGTTCCGTCGCAACGGCAGGCAGGTGATGCGCGATGCCCTTCCAGAAGAGGCTGTCGATTACCTGTGCCTTCATCCCAATCGCAGGAATGTGATCGGCGTCAAGAAGGTAAGCGATGTCGATCCCATCACTCGGGTCGGATGGCACGACTTCAAGATCAAGACCGCACGAAGCGATGCTGCAATCCGCCGAGACATCATCAACGCCGCAAAGCGGCATCTCAACATCTCGTAAGGAGGGACCAATGCTCATCTCGTCATACGTCCATAAGTTTGCCGTCCACGCGGAGATCGCTCCGTCTGGTCGCCACATCCTCGTAAAGCTGGACCAGGGGCATGGGGTCACCATGACCATGAACCACTCCGAGGCCGCCGCTCTGCGCGATGCCCTCACAGGGGCCCTGCTCTCCATCCCGGAGGGCCAGCGATGAGCCCGGAGGAGAAGTTCGCGGCCATCGTGGACACGGTGTGCCGCCATTACAACGTCCCGCGCAATGTCCTCATGGGTCCCCGCACCTCGCAGGCCATCAGCCGGGCGCGCCACATGAGCATGGCGCTCTGCTATGCGATGGTGCCGGAATGGACCACCATCGAGATCGGTCGTCGGCACAACCGCAAGAGCGGGCATTGCATCACCCTGTACGCCAAGAACAAGGTGCTTGCAGACGAACGCCAGAAGGAGGTCCACGCGCACCTGGTCGATGTGCTGGTGGGGAAAGGACTGCCGCGATGAGCGACGATCTTTTGAAGAGGTTGACGTATTTTGCCTTCAAGTTGGAGGGCAAAGGTCAACTCGAAAGCGCCGCTTCTGACACTATGGTTGAAGCAGCAGCCCGTTTCGCGGCTCACAGCACCGCAATTGATGATTTGCGCGCCGAGGTTGAGCGGCTGCGCCCGGACAACGAGCGGCTGACCCGCCAGCGTGACAAGGCGTGGGTCGAGGTAGAACGTCTGCGCTCAGAGCTAGCCCTGATGAAGTCCGGCTTTGAGATCGCCTATCGAGCAATGGGAGACAAGCCATGACCCCGCGATGCAAAGCCTGCGACGGAATGGGCGAGATCCGCACGATGGTTGCGTCCCCCTCGATCTCCGGCCTGGGCGAGCATTGGTCCGAGCATGTCGAGGAATGCGAGGCCTGCGAAGGATCGGGCTGCGAGCCTCTTGACAATGACGAGGAGGAGTGATCTGAATTGGGGGCCGAGGAGGTTTGCTCCTCCCCGGCTCCCTGACGCAGCGGGTCTCGCAAACCCCTCCGTCGCGGACCCAGCCAAGTACGGGCGGGTCATGTGCCAATTCATGGCACTTGTTCCCCAACCGTGCAAGGCCGATGGCTGTCAGTCAGCTACGCCTCTGCCCCATTCCGGGAAGACAGCAGGACAGGCGTTCAAGCGAAGCCAGAATGATGCCTTGAAACAGAGGCGCGCAGGCCGAGCGAGTTGCATCGCCAGGTTCTGCCACCGCGATATGGAGACAGTCGTAAGGGGGTGTGGTGGGGTAGTTGCCATCACATCGGATCGCCGCCCCGCCCATTGCCTAGCACAGGCTCAAAGGTGACTGATGCAATCTGCTCCGTGGCTCCAGATGGGACCCAGAAGCAGGAACTCCGACTTTCCTCGGATGGTCGGAGTCTGCCCGCACACCACCCCAGAAGCAGACAGGAGGAGGAGATGCCAGCCTACTACAACGAGATTGATCCCTATGCAGCACAATGGCTGCGGAACCTGATCGCTGCTGGACACATAGCTCCAGGCGACGTTGACGAAAGGAGCATCGTGGATGTCAAGCCGGACGACCTCATCGGATACACACAATGCCACTTCTTCGCCGGCATCGGAGGCTGGAGCCTCGCCGCGCGCCTCGCAGGATGGCCCGACGACCGACCTCTTTGGACAGGCTCCTGCCCCTGCCAGCCCTTCTCGTCGGCAGGACAGCGCAAGGGGGAAGCAGATGAGCGACACCTATGGCCCGTCCTTGCCGCCCTCGTCCGCGAGCGGAGGCCCCCTGTCGTGGCTGGAGAACAGGTTGCGAGCAAGGATGGGTTGCGCTGGCTCGATGGAGTATGCGCTGACCTGGAAGCTGCGAACTACACCGTCTGGTCGGCGGATTTCTGCGCTGCGAGCGTCGGCGCACCGCACATACGGCAGCGGCTATGGTGGGTGGCGCAGTCCGTCAGCGAGCGACGCAGAGGGTGGCGTGATGCAGATCCGACCGTTGACTCACGCGCGGTACAAGCTGCGGGACGAAGCGCATTTGGCGGGGGCGGCATTGCTCTCGGGTTGTCTGACTCCATCGGCCAACGAGGATGCAGCGGGGCTGCCGGGGGCGGCATTGCTCTCGGGCTGGGCGACTCCAACGACGCGCGACCACAAGGACGGGTCAACGGATCTGGACAAAGCCGGGGTGCCGATCAACGGACTGCTTGGTCGTCAGGTCAGCCTGTCCCGTGCAGAGACGGAAAATCGCGGCGCGTTGAACCCGGCATTCAGCCGCTGGCTCATGGGGTATCCAACCGAGTGGGACGCCTGCGCGCCTACGGTAACGCGATTGTCCCGCAGGTCGCGGCCGAAATCCTGAGAGCGTACCTAGACTGACCAACCAAGGAGGGAGCCGATGAAGAAGACAGGCTACAGAGACCACATCATCGAGACCGCAGGCACGCTGCGCGCTCGCATTGCTTGCCGCCAGGATGCGCTTAGGACAGCGCAAGCAGATAGCTGGATCTGGTGGCACCTGAACCGCACGATTGCAGATTTGGAGAGACAGGTCATGGAGAGGGAGGGTGTGTGATGGCAATAAGGAATGAACTCACCGAGGAGCAGTTCACCAATCTGATGCAGTCCTATCTGCCAGCGGAGGTCGAGCGGCTGCGCGCAAAGGTCGAGCGGCTGCGCGCCGATCTCGCCATCCAGCAGGGATGCTGCGATGGTGCTGCGGCGCAGGATGCCCACATCCGCCGCGAGCGCGAGGAGATGCAGAGCGCGAAGGCTGATGCCTGGGACGATGGATACGAGGCTCACCGTCAGATGATCGAGGGCATTGCCCGTAAACCCAGCAACCCATACCGATGAGGAGGAAGAAATGAAACAGACGCTGCTACTCATGCTGTTCCTGGCTGCAATTCTCATAGGACTAGGGGTGCTGACATGAGCGATATGCTTGGGGAGCCCTCATTCGAGGACTTCTGGCGGTCGTATCCGCGCCGCGTCGGGCGGGGGGCTGCGGTCAAGTCGTGGGACAAGATGACCAAGGCGTTGAAGATCGCCCCATCCGACATCCTCAAGGGCTGCCACGCCTACGCTGCTGCCATGCGGGGCAAGGACATCCAGTACGTCGCCCATGCCAGCACCTGGCTGAACCAGCAGCGGTGGCTGGACGAGCATTCGACTGCCGTTGCCTCCGACGAGCCGCAGTACCGTCAGGACACCGCAGCCGTAGAGGCACTCAACCAGAACGACCTCGCACACCGCTGCAAGAAGGAGCTTCTTCAGCGCACCCGCGAGATCCACTCGGAGCAACTGCATGAGGCGGCTCGCAGGCTGAAGAGTACCGAACCGGAACTGTGGGATTGCATGACGCCAGGAGGCGATGGCTTTGAGCGAAAGGCGTGGTTCGCTGCCGTGGCCCATGTCTTCCAGGGCGCGCCGCTGCCGGATGCCATCTCGATCACCAAGGAGCATTGGCTGAGTGGTCGAGACCGGCTGGAGACACGAATCCGGTGCATCTCCGCCAAACAGGCATTGACAGGCTGAGACATACGATCCATAAACATCGCGCAACAAAGGAGGGACCATGTTGCCAATCGCTAAGACCAAGTCGTGGCACGACGCCCGGAGGTCGGGTATCGGCGGCTCCGATGCCAACGTCATCATGTCTGGGGATGCCGAGCGCATCCACGACCTCTGGCTGGTTAAGACGGGCCAGAAGGAACCGGAAGACCTGAGTGACAAGTTCCAGGTCATGCTTGGATCTGCCACGGAGGCTTTCAACCTCAGTTGGTTTGAGAAGGTGACCGGCATCTCGCTCATGCGGGATGTATCGGTGGAGAGCAGCGGCTTCCTGCGCGCAACGCTTGATGGGCTGTGCGAAACGCACATCGTGGAGGCCAAGCACACCCACGCTCGCACCAGCATGCAGGAAGTTCTCGCGCGCTACCAACCTCAGTTGCACCACAACATGATGTGCGCCGGGAAGACGCGGGCCTACCTCTCGGTGATTCTCGGAAACGAGTGGGACTACATCGAGGTCGAATACAACGAGGAGTACGCGCTGCAACTGGTCGAGCGCGAGAAGGAGTTCTGGGAGTGCGTCACGCTCCGTCTCCCGCCGAGCAACGTGGCTGTCAAGATCGACCCACCCGAGGCAACACGAACCGTTGACATGACGGGCAACAACGAGTGGTCATCTGCTGCACACGAATGGCTGATGTGCAAGAACTACGCATCTCAGTTCGACAAGGCCGCTGATACGATCAAGAAGCTGGTGGCTGCGGATGTTCGATCCGCTGCTGGTCACGGCATCACGGTGACGCGCGACAAGCGTCGTGCGCTCCGCATCAAGGAGGGATGACATGGACGAGAACCTGGACAAGCAGGCCCTGCTCTACGCTGCTTTGGCGGCGGCTCAGGGCAAGATGAGCAACCCCGTGAAGAACCGGGAGGTCAGCGTGAAGTCGGATCGCGGGGCGTACAAGTTCGCCTACGCGACCTTGGATGCAATCCTCGACGGCATCCGTGGCCCGCTCGCAAGCAACGGGCTGGCCTTCACTCAGACGCTGGAGAGGCGCGAGGACGGCATGGTCATGTGCCTGCGACTCTTCCACAGCGGCGGAGGTCTGGTGTCCACCTGTATGCCGCTCGACAGCGCCCGCATCGTCAAAATGCAGGAGATGGGCAGCCTGATGACTTTCGCCCGGCGCTATCAGATCGCCAGCTTCTTTGGCCTCGCCGCCGAGGAGGATGACGACGCGAACTCGGCAGACGGCAATCAGGTCCAGAACATGACCACTCGGGCGTCCAAGCCCGACCCGCGCGCCGAATACAAGCGCATCCACGACGCCATGTCGTCGGCCCAGGATGCGACGGCTCTGGCCGAGATCATGCTGGCGAACAAGGAAGCCATCATGCTGGTGAAGAACGCCAGCGAGCAGGGCTATGCCGCCCTGATGGCTCTCAAGGACAAGCTGGTTGCCGGTTACAGCGGGGAGGGCGAGGCATGAGCGACGAGTACGCCAACGATGTCGTGCGGATGAATGCCATCAAGGACGGCACCCGCTTCGACATGGAGCCAATCCCGCAGGCAGAGAAGCTGGTCCTGCGCGCGTGTCACTCTGCCCTGATGGAGATCGACACCTGGATCACCGTGTTCAAGAAGCGGCGGGATGTCATCCAGCACGACATCACAGAGATGACGGCACAAGCGATCAACGAGCATTGCGGCGGCGACATCGAGCAGGAGGAGATCGCCGTCGCCCTGTTCGACTGGGAGAACGACGTTCTCGACATCATCACTAGCGACAAGGCATCCGAAATCATCAACGACATGAAGGAGAAGCGCAATGGAACGGCTTGACGCAATCTGCGGCACGAAGAGCAAGGATGGGCAGAAGACCTACTGGACGAAGGTAGGCTCTGCGTTTCCCAACAAAACGGGGGGCTACACCCTGTACCTCGACTACGTCCCCACGGGGCGCAGCGATGACGGCAAGACCGTGATCGTCCTCGCCCAGCCCAAGGAGCGCACGGACGCCCCGAGGGGCCAGGGTCAGCGGGCCATCGGCCAGCAGCAGTCGCGCCAGCGGGACATGGATGACGAGGTGCCGTTCTGATGCTCTCTTCGGATTACATCGAGGGGCATCTGAACGCACTCCAGAGGATCGGTGACCGGGCTGCCGAGGCGAGGGCTGACTACGAGTTCGCGTCCGACATGCTCCGCACGGTCTACGCTGCCGAGTACCTCAAGAGCGAGTTGCCCCGCGCCGCCGACAAGGAGGCAGAGGCACTCGCATCCGAGGCGTACCGCAAGGCTCTGGAGGACCGCCGGAATGCCTTCGTGGTTGCCGAGAAGCTGCGCCATGAGCGGGCCTGGCGAGAGCGAGTGATCGACGCTTGGCAGACCATGAGCGCCAATGCGCGAGGGAGAATCCTGTGATCGAGATCGAAGAGTCCGTACCCATCCCCCGCAATCAGGTCGGCAGTCCTAAGTACCCGTTCAGCAAGATGAAGCCGGGGGACAGCTTCCTCGCGCCCGGCGACCGGCGAGCCTGCGTCAATGTTCGCAACGCAGCCGTCAACTACGGCAAGCGGCACGGGTGGAAGTTCGCGACGAGGATGGTGCGGGGGACCGGCGTCAGGGTGTGGCGGGTCGAGTAGACATCTCGACTGCCTTCTTCCTGACCGCCTCCACCCTGCGGCCCCATCCCTTTCCGAATGTAGGCCAATGGTGGAGCGACTTGAGGTAGGCCAGTCTGGCGTCACAGATGTCGTTTATCAGGCCGCTGGCGTGGACAATGCTGGCGGCCTGTATCGTTCGGGGGCCGATCACTCCGTCCTGACTCACCCCGAGCGCCTGCTGCAAGATCATGCCCGCGCGCTTCTGCCCTGAGTTCACGGCGATGTCGAACACGGCAAGGTCAACGCCGGGGGGCAGGCTGTCTGCCTTGACCGCAGCCCAGTAGCGGTCACGGTAGAGGGGAGTGACATCGTCCACCGTCAGGGAGCGCATGGTGGATTCGTCCACCTCGCGGCCCTTGAATGCCTCCCAGGTTCGCTTGGTGACGCCGAGGTTGGTCATCCCGCCCGGATCTGCGGGGTGGTTGACGTACCCGCCTTCGTGCCGCAGCACCTCCTTCAGGCACTCAAGGAAATTGCCGATCACTTGGAGGCCACTCCCTTCAGCTTCTCGATGGTCCTGAGACCTCCGAGGCCCAGCATCGCGAACATCAGTTCCCAGAGGTTCGCATCCAGCACGGGAGGCTTGGGGATGGGCTTGCCAATGAGGAACCCGATCCACACGGCGAGAGGAACAAAGAGGTAGGTGTATGCCACGGCAGCCGCACAGACCCAGCCGATGCCCGGTCGCCAGCCGCCGATGAACAGGGACCCGGTCTCGGCCTCTGCCTTGTTTACCTCGATCTGCGCCCGGTCATGGGCCAGCAGGGCATCGCGCAGTTCCGCCTCTGCCTTGGCCCTGGCGGCAGGGTCGGGAATGAACTTGTCCAGCACCTTGATGCCAGCGGCGACCGCATCTCCGATTCCGAATGCCATCAGCGTCTCCTCTCGATCTCAGTTGCGACCAGATTCGTCAGGGTTGCGGCGAGACCGGCGGCGTGTTGGAGCGTGATCTGCGCGATGGTCAGCACCCCGTCCTTCTGCACGGCCACGGCTATCGGCGTCTCCCGGTTGTGGGAGGGGTAGATCATCGCCAGCGTCGGCCCTCTGTACGAGTCGGGACCACTTTCCATGATGTCGAGGTGCGGGGCCGAGATCGTGCCATCCGTCAGGGGCTGGGTCATTTCGCGGGATCCACCTTACGACGACGCTTCCGCCGATAGGCAGATGGGTCGATGCAGAAGCCCATTGGTCCCCTGACCGGCTCAAAAGGCTTGCCCGGCGGGTCGTTGGAGCGGAGTTCATGGATGCTGCCGGAGAACGCCTCCCCGAGGTGGCTCCCGACCTCCTTCCAGTCCGGGTCATCGTACTCGCCGCGACGCCTTGGCATGACGAGCCTCCCACTTCCCGCGCTTGTAGCGCATGATGTCGATGGCCTCCGCGAGATCCGTGTACGCCTGGATGCCGCCGTCCGGGTCCACGACGATCCCCACCGTAGAGCCGTGCCGCGACTCCTGCGCCTCGTACTGGTGCTGGTCGGCATAGCTGTCAATGTGCTTGTATCCCCGCGCGCGCACCAGCCAGAACGATTTGCTCCCTTTGGACGCATCCTGCCCTTGGTAGATTTCGGCATGGTGCTGGTGACCGGCAGCGAGGATGTCGGCAACCCCGTCCGAGAACTGCCGCGCCCGCATCAACCCGTGCAGGGGGTTGTAGATGCTGCTGCCCTTGAAGTCGTGGCGGGCGTCGATCTTGGTGACATGGCCCGTTGGCGTGGCGACCTCGAACTGCGCCGCCCAGTCCTGCTTGACCGCATGGCCCCTAGCCATCCAGTCCAACGGATCACCCGCCCCCGACCACATGTCATGGTTCCCGGCAATCAGGACTATCCACGGCACCGCCCCGAAGAACCACTCGGCCAGCTTCCAAGCCTGCGTCCGGGTCGTCTCCTGCTCCGCGTAGAGGCGAACCAGCTTCCCCGTCCAGTTGTTCGTCACATCTCCTAAGCAGACCGCATGGACGTTAGGCGTCCGCATCAACTCCACATCGCGCTTGAGGAGGGGCCAGTTGCAGCCGGGGTCGTCCAGATGTGGGTCGCCCACTACCGCGATGACGTAGGGACCATCCTCCTTCAGGCTGAACCGCATCCACTTCTTGGCTGCCCTATGCTCCGAGCGGCGGGTATAGCCTTCCGCCAGACGGTCTATGAGCGCCTCTACGGGGATGTCGGGGTCTGGGATAGGGGGAGGGGTGTATCGCTGCTCCAGAGCCTCCCTGCGGCCCTTGGCGACGTACTGGGACCAGTCGATCTCCCGACCGGCGCTCTCCTCAAGCTGCTTGACGGTGCTGGTCTTGCCGTTGATGCGCTTGCCGAGGCGGAACATGGCTTCTGCCCAGGCCCCGCGCATTCCGGTCTGCGGCGTCATGCCGGTGGGGACATGGCCCTCGCGGAGGCATTGCTCCACGGTCTCCACGCGCCGCAAGGCTTCCTCGCGGCTCAAACCCGGATTTGGCATTCAGGCACCCTTGCCGACGAGCTTCATGTCCCGCCCCATCGGGCCAACGCAGGCAATGCCGCTGGGGGCGACGATGACCAGCGTCCAGGAGCCGCTGCGGGAGGTGTAGATCACCAGCACGTTGCCATTTGCCATGCGCCCAGCAACGAAGGCGCTCTCATGGTAGTCCTTGAGGACCGTTTCGATCTTGTCCAGCGGCAGGCACAACGGCTTGTCGTCCTGCTGCACAAGGAAAAGAAGACCCTCCATAGTCCCTCCTAACGAAGCGGGAAGAATGGCATCCACTTTACCACAACAGCCGTGACAGCCCCGCTCAACCCGCCAACGGCGACCAATACTCTCCACCCTCCACCGGCAGCGTCAAGCGCGCTCCTGACTGCCTTGAGGTCAGCGGACATCTCCTCGACGCACTTGGTCAGGGCCTTTACTTCGGCCTCCAAGCGACCGAACTCACGGGGGTCAATCTCGGACACCTTCGACCTCCATCCACGAACGAGGGGCTTGGCGTCGCTCCATCTTGGAGATCCGATTGTCCACTTCTCGTCCTCCAGATCCATTGGTCACGGGTTGGCCTGCGCGTTGTTGGGCTTCCGAGACTGTACGAGCCGCTTGCCAGCAGTCGCCGTCCAGGTGTTGGAGCCGCTCGCGTTGTAGCTGGCCGAGGATGTCCGCAGCTTGAACCCACCGGCAGTCTTGTCGGCATCGGTTCCGAAGGTCACCCCATTGCCGTTGATCGTCAGCGTCGCGGGGTTGCCGTTCGTCCACACGAAAGGCCCATCTGCCGCTGCGTTGCCGGTGAAGGTTCCGCTGGTGGAGACTGCGGTGCTGGTGATGTTGGCAGTCGAGAGCGCCTTGAAGCCGGTGGGCGGGGTGTATGAGAAAGGGCGCTGACCGAAGTTCACGGCAAAGTCTGCACCAGAGATGCCGCTGACAAATGCGTACACATCACCAGATGTGACATTTGTATATGCAGACCCCTGGGAGACGTTGTTTTTGTAGAACGTCAGGGTCGTGGTGGACGGATCGTATGTCACGCCTATAACGTCACCTGTCGTGTACGTTGATCCGTAAGCCGTGCCTGAACCTGGAGCGTTGTTGTTGTTCTTCTTGCCAAGGTTATCGTAGCTCCAGCACCCCGCGCTAGAAAGAGTGTTGTTGGTTCCTTCAGTACCCTTAACTTGCTGAGAAGCAAGTATGATCCCGATATACGCGGCACCGCCAACGGAAGTTACCGTGACCTCCCAGTATGACTTGGAGTTGATGGCTGCGCTCCCAACAATGATTGGGTAGTACGCTCCAGCCCCATACGACCATTGCATGTTTGCCGCCGCAAATGTCCCAACAGAGGTGTGGGATGCAATCGGGTTCATGGTCGAGAAGTTTGTCGTCGGCGTGTCCAGCATCTGGTCGAACGTCACGCCGCTCGTCACCGAGATGCCGCTGGTCGTCCAGTTGTTGGCGTTGCCGCTGCTGTCGTAGCCGATGGTCGTGGTCGTCGTGGCGTCGTTGAACTTCAGATAGAAGCCGTTGTTGCCGTAGGTGCCAGCGTACTGTTTCGGCACCCACACCGAGCCAGCCGTGTAACCAAAGCTGCTGGGCGTCAGGGCTTGGCCGTCGATGAAGTTGAACTCAGCCAGATAGCCGTCGATGTAGTCTGCGCTCGTCGCAAACCAGCCAGCACCGTTGCTGATCTTAATCGACTTGCCGGATTCGTTGAACGTGATGTCGGCATTCAAGGTGATCGTGCCGGACATGGTCACGGCTTGGTTGTTGGCGTAGACCTTGATGCGGTCCGCTGCCGTTGCCTGCGTCGTGTCCACGGCAACGACGAAGTGATGCCAAGCAGACGGGTCACGAAATACCGGCGTCGATGTCAGGCTCGCGCCGCGAACCAATATGCGAATCGTGTCGGGGGCGCCGTTGTCGAACGAGAAAAACGTCGATGCCCCACCCGTACTCTCCCCCCACACCCACTCAGGCCCGAGAGCGCCACGCTTGTGCCAGAAAGACCATGTCGCGATCTTTGCGTTCGTCGGCGTACCCGCTGTCCGCGTCATGGCAGCGTTGTTGGACCGGCGAAAGCGCAGCGAGTAGGGGATCTGGTAGCCCGCAGCCCCGCCAATGCGGAACATCGGGTGCGCGCCGAACATCAGGCAAACCCGTTGCTGATGCGGGCGTAGATCACGCTCGTCTCAGCGACGAAGTACGCGACCATGTCCCTTGCCGAGGCAGTCGTGGACAGGCCGGGGAAGGAGCCTCCCTCCCAGATCCACGAGTTGGTGAACGTCGCCGCTTGGCCGCCCGAGGCGTTCTGGATGACCTCGATCACACCCGTCGCACCCGGAATCGCCCCGGCCACGGCATTGAACGTCACGGCACCCGAGATGACCATGCGGTGGTTGAGAGCCGTGTTCAGGTTGAGGCTGATCGTCCCAGCCGTCGTCCCCATGTTGTTGATGGCCCCGAACAGGGCTGCTGCCGAGTTGGCCTGCGAGGACTGGAAGACGTTGCCGCCAATCGTCCCGGCCCCGAGGTTCCCGACCGCCGCCGCCGTCGTAGCCGAGGCGAAGACCGCCCGACCCACCGTACCGCCGCCGAGGGTGGTCTGGGCAATGGTGGTCGTGGCAGCAGAAAGAAGGGCCACCCCCGTAGCCCCCACAGGCACCATCCTCCCCGAGGTGGAACTGTCGAAGACCGCAATGCCCGTGGCACCGGCAGAGACATCGGCAAGCGCCATCGCCAGCGGGGCGGAGTAGTCCGTCCAGGAGTCGATGAGGTTGCTGAAGTCTGCGCTGGTGGGCTGGAAGTAAGCCTTCCAGAGGGCCTTCAGGGCGGTCTTCGACAGGGCCGTCATCAACGACCTCCATACATTCTGAGGATGTAGTTGATCGCGTTAACCCTGTCCTCCGGCGTATACCCGCCTCCCATCATTGGCTCCATCTCGATCAATGAATAGAGAGGAGATCCCGGCCTGATTGGGTTGATTTCAAATGGAGATATTGGCCCTGTCATCCCGCGATAGGGAGGGGAGAATTGTTCGACCTGCGGGATCCGAAACCTCACATCCTGTCCATACGGAAGGCCAGACCCCGGCATCTCTAGAGCCTCGTCTTTGCGCTCCATGCCGGGGTATGTAACTGGATACCTTGGAAGGCGAGGCATCGGCATCTTTTTACCCTCAGTAGCTGCGGTTGCGGCGCGCCGGGTTCGTCTTCTGCGCCCCCATGCTTACCTTGGCCGAGGGGATGGTGCCAGTCGGGTACTGGCAATTGACCTTGCAGCCACCGGACATGTTCATGTCCTTCTTGCTGCCGTACTCGCGCATGGACTCCCGCTTCTCGTAGGAACGGGACTCGCGCTTCTCGTGCATGGGGCCTTCGCCCGGCTCGCCCTTCATCACTTCCTCCGCTTCTTGGACATACCGGCTTCCGAGAGGGCAATGGCGATGGCCTGCCCCCGCTTCCTGACCACGGGGCCGCCCTTGCCGGAATGCAGGCTGCCTCGCTTGTATTCACCCATGACCTTCTCGACCTTTTTCTGGCCGCGCGACATCTTCATCATTGGTTCTCCTGTTCCTTGGGAAGTGCCGTCTCTCCAAGCTGCCTGATGCCGATGGCAAGCGCACCAGCACGGTCCATGCCCTTGGAGATCGCCCGGCCACGCTGGATCGCCTCGAAAGCGGCCTGCGGGTCAACGAGTATGTTGGCGGCGCGCTCTTGAAGGGCCGGGACGACGTTGTTAATCATTCGCGTTATCAGGGATGCCTCTCGGCTCAACTGCCCCGCGACGACGTTCCTAGCCGTCCGAAGCTCTCCCTCGCCGCCCTTGGCAACAGCACCAGCAACAGCACCCGTCGATGCGGGGCTGATGATCTGAGCCGCATCGGCAAGCAGCTTCATGCGGGTGCGGAAGTCCTGGCCGAAGACATTGCTCAACCACTCAACCCTAACGGGATCGGAGATCGCACGGGCAAGGGCATCGGAGTCGATTGTCCTTGGCAGGCCGGGAGCAGTCGGCTCGACCATGAACTCGTTCAGGAACTTGTTGGCCGCATATCCGCGAATGGTCTTCTCAAGCGTGTCGCCGGTCGCCCTGTCGTGATTGCGGGCTGCATTGAAAACAGATGCAGCCTGCTTGGCGTCTCCTGCGGAGTAGAACCCGTCAAACCACTTGCCCACGTTCTCCATGCCATCAACGCCGAGAACGCGACGGACCCGTTGGATCTGGGAGCCAACATTTCCAAGGTTTCTTAGTTCTTGCTGGTTGAACAGCATCAAGAGGGAAGATCGGTTCTTTTCGAGGAACGACTTAAGCGCCTCCGCATCAACACCAGCGGCACCCTCTGGCGTCGCCTTCTTGGCAATCGACCAGCGGACCATCGACTTCAAGATTTCTTTGTCGTTGGAAAGTCCCGGCGTCGTGTTCAGGATGTTCGTCACGACACGAAGCGTCTCGGGGTTGTCGAGGATCTTCTCGCCAATCGTGAGATCGCCAACTGGGGTTGCAGCGGCCTTGCTGCTGCCGATCAACTGCCTGACGCCGGAGCGCCAGAAGTCGTCCTTCATCTGGGCGAACTGCTGCTCGACGTTCTTGAGATTTGTAAGTACCTGTTGACCATTTGGCATAGAAAGAATCATCCGGTCACGATCCGCAACCAGGCCACGCTCGATGTTCTCAAGCATGGTCGTGGATACGTTGGATTGACCGAATGCTGCCTCTCTTGCGCGACGCTTCTCCGCGCGAACAGCCTGCAAGGTCAGGTCAAGCTGCTCGTAAGACACGGGCTGCAAGGCATCGCGCTTGAACCATTGGTTGATGGTTGCCCTGTCTCCATCGTCAATGAGCTTCGGGAGAAGCACCTGCTTCATCCTGTCTTGCTCGTTCTTCATTGCCGCGTTTGTGGCTCTGGGAATTACAGGAGTGGCGCTTGCCGCATCCGCAGCGACTTGCGCCCTTCCCGCTCGCGTCGCATTGGAGATCGTCTCTTCCGCAGTCTGGATTGCGGTGCGAAGAGATCCACCGGCATTCGGGTCCTTCGGGTCGATGCGCCTGACCGCAGCACCGGGGCCGCCAAGGAGATCGAGCGCCTGGTTGAACACCTGTTGCGTCGGAGCCGTGCTTTCGACCTTCGCGCCAAGGGCAGACGGGGCGACGTATCCCGGCTCGCCCTCGCGAGCCACCGACGCACCGGGCAGCATCCGCTCAGATCCGGCAATGCGCTCAAGTGCGCGCTCGCCCTCGACCCTCTGGGTGCGGAGGACATCACCAGCCCCTTCAAGAGTGGCAAGCTGCTGCTCGCCAGCCGTGACGGGCATCCCCCTGGGCTGAGACGCAAGAGCGCCACCAAAGGTAGGCTTCAACGTCTCTTGGGTGCCAGCAGCGGCCTGGAGATCCCGAATCCGCCTATCAGCCTCCGCAACGGCAGACCTGATTTCCGGTTCCGCCATGCGGGTAGACGGCAATGCGCCGCCAGAAATCATCTTGGCAATGCGGCCAGGCACCGTCAACATACTTTGGGTCGCGGCCTCCCAAAGACCGGCCTTGGTAGCGCCAAGTGCAACTTCAGATGGGGTCGGACTTTGCATCCCGAGGACGGTTCCAATTCCCCTTCTGGCGCTTTCCGCAGTCGCTCCACCAACGCCAGCACCGAAGATAGACATCACGGGGCCAGCCCCAGCACCTATCAATCCCCCAGTCGCGCCCCCAACAGCAGGGAAGGAGGGGCCGACCGCACCGGCAGCACCGCCAAGCGTCAACTTGTCAGGGCCGAGGAAGAGCGTCTCGGGTTGGCCCGGAAGCGCATAAACTATCTGGCCGCGCGCCGGTCCCTCAGACTCGATGCGCCTGACCTTGACGTTCTTGTATCCTGCTACATCAAATGCCTTCTTGGCGGCCTCAAGGTCATCCTCATCGCCAAATCCACGAAGGGCGCGAACGCTAGAGGGCGCACCACCCTCCGCAACCTTCTCGCGCAGAAGCTGGGTCTTGAACTCGTCAATGACCATTCTTGGCTCGCCGGGGCCAAGTTCCATGACGGGAACGTCTGTCAGGGACGGAGCGGCACCCATCTCCGGGGTCTGCGGGATGCTGACCTCACGCTCGACAACTGGAGGAGGGGAGGAACCTTCTTGACGAGGGTACCTCCTCGCCATGACAGACTGAATTGTCTCCCGAGGAGTGCCAGCGGGAAACTCGATTACCGCCCCATCAGGACCTTCGACCCTGATGTCCATCACTCAACATCCCCAGTCTGCGGATTCCACCGATATACGCGACCGGGCTGTGCGGGTGCTGCGCCGCCACCGCCAGCAGCCGCGCCACCACCAGCGGCTGCGGCAGGGGGCGGACGACGGTCCAGAATGCTCATGATGCGCTCTTCTGGAATGTTTGCAGACATGCCCTGGCTGTATGCGTTAGCCCGCGTCAGGTTGGCAACCTCTTCCAAGGCCGCAATAAGGTTGTTTGGGCTTGTCAATATCCCGCTTCCAGACTGACCAATGGTACGCATGGCGTTCTGGACATCGCCGTTGGAAAGTTGTCCACCAGAGTCCATCGTCTTAGCCAGAGAGTAGGCAATCATTGTCAGGACAGATTTCAGCCTCTGGGCATCAGCGGAACTATTGCTTGTAAGCCAAGAGAATGCACGACCAGTTTCCCCGGTCCTGTCAGCCGCAATAACAAAATCCAAGCCGTTCTGTGCAGAACGCAGCGCAGCGTTCAGCCTGTTGTCATCAGAACCAAGAATAATCTTGGCCTGCGCCCTTACGCCTTCGGCAATAGTGCTGAGTTTCTCAGCCAAGCCAACAGGCGCGCCGCCTGCAATAAGCGACTTCGCGCGGTCAATCATCATCAGGGTGCTGTTGGCAGAGCCAAGTCTGGCTACGACCTTGCTCTCGTCTGCGGCACTCAACTGCCCGCCACCACCGCCACCGCCACCGCGACCGCGACCAGCAGCCCTGTCCTCGATGTTTCGGGCAATTGACAACGCCTTCTGCTCGTCTCCACGATCAAAGGCGCGATTGGCTGCCTGCTGCTGCTGGGAAAGACCACCACGACCCTGCGGGACGAACGGGAGGAACCTCTCCACCTCGCCGTCCATGTAGATGCCTCCACCAGACGGGCGAGCAGCGCCCTCACCGCCACCACCACCGCCGACCCTGCGAAAGCCAAGCCTGTTCACATGGTTCAGGACATCGCGCATGATCTCGGGGACTTGAGCGGGCGCAGCATCACGCCCCTCGTTCGACAACCGCCACGCAGCGATGGTCGTCATGATCTCCTCGCGAATCCTTGGCTGGTCAGCCCGCGAGTAGTCCTTCACCGCAGAGTTGATGGCGTTGTTTAGCTGCACCGCCGCCTGATTGCCTTCACGGGCCGCGCGATCAAGTTTCCGCTGCTCGATGAGCGCCTGGTCCTTGAGGCTCAACTGCCCGGAGCCATCAGCGCGCTTGAGGGCAGCATAGGCATTGGCAAGGTTCGTGGCGCGGTTGAAGTCCTTCGCCTCGATGTCCCGCATTGCCTGCTCGAAGTTGACCTTGCCGCCGGTCGCACGAACCTGCATGAGGGCATTCGCGATGTCGCCAAAGCCCTGTTGCTCACCGGCAAGGCGGCCAACAGCCTGCTCAAGATACTTAGAAATGCGGGTGCCAACGCTGGCGGCGTCTGCGGCATTGGAAGGCGTCGTGCGACCCTGCGAGCCGGTCTCCATGTCCACGCGAGCGCGGGCCGTGTCACCGGGCGCAGCGGCGGGAGCGGGTGGCGCGGGGGGCGGCGGCGGGACGGCAGCACCACCACCGGCACGAACCTGACGGGCCTGAACTATCTGACGGGCTAAAGCGCCAGCACCGTAATCGGAGTCAATTGCCTCTCCACGGGCTGGACCTCCAGCGCCCGCAAGATAGTCAGTTTCCACTTGGCGAGACGGCAGGAAGTCCTCGATGGACACGGCAGGGAAAGCAAAACCCTGCGGACCAACATCTACGTCAGGGAAGGATGGGCCACGCGGATACACAATTGGAACCCGAGAGGCAGCCGCGATCTCGTCTGCCGTGAGGTCAGATGGGGTTTCCTCTGGAGGAGCATAGGGGGTCGCCGGGACCACCTCAATTCCGCCAATCGCTCGGTTCCCGATGCCCTGATAGTCCCTTCCGGTCCTCTGCCGAATCGCCTGACCGCTACGAAGGATTGCGAGAACTTCCTCAAGGGAGGCCATTAGACGCCTCTCCCCATCCGACCTTCGTACATCGGATTATTCCCGTAAACATCTAGGAATGGGTTCATGGAGGTTCGCAAGGTCTGTGTCTCTTCCTTCGGCTTCTCACCAAAGCGGCTCTGGACGCGCCCAAGCATCCTCTCGGCACCAAACAGCGCACTCGGGAGGCCAATGGCGCGAGCGGTCTGGCCCTCAGACTGGACCCTTCCAGCCGTGCCAAGCGCATTCATGGAAGATCCAAGCGCGCCAAGACCAGCGGACAGCGTCTGACGAGCCTGCTGGTTGGCCTGCGCCTGCTCGTTCTGCCCGGCAAGCATCATGGCGCGGGCAATCGCCTCATCGCGACGCGGATTGCGGGCGTAGAAGCCAGCGTTGCCAGAGGATGACGGGAACCGACGGGCCTGGCGCTCCTGCTCCCGAACGAAGTCCGAGATGCCCTGAAGCCGGGCCGTGCGCTGCTGCTGGAGCGCATCAGACGCCATGCTCTGGAACAGGGGGCTGTTGGGGTTGGTCAGGGCTTCGGAAAGCTGCGTAGCCCGCTCTGCCTGCGCCCTGAGCGCCTTCTCCGTGCGGCGGTCGCGACCAGCCCCGAATGCAGCGGCAACCGAGGCAACCCCGCCAGCCGTGCCAAGAACGTCCCGAACAGGTCCGAGGAAGCCAAGAAAGTCTGCCATTAGCGTCTCCCGTGGATGTCCCCGTATACCGAGAAACCGGCTAGTACGTCAGGACCGTATGGGTCAAAGGTGCGGAAGGAGAGGCGGAAATGAGCGCCCCTCCAGCGCAGGGGGTTCTTGCCCTCCACCGTGCGGGCCATGCCGACAAAGTCGCTGCCGATGGTGAAGGTGCCAATGGGTCGGCCACCGAACTCCTCCTGCGCCGTCACCACGATCTGGTCGTAGGACTGGAGGTTGAAGTCCCCGGTCGCCTCGATGGTGTAGACCACCCTGCCGCCGACCTGGAAGTTGGGGACGACATACGAACCCGTCTTGATCCGCATCGACTGGCGCGGCTCCTCAAGGTTCAGCCAGCCCGGCATGTATTCGGTCGGGTACAGCGCCCCGTCATCCGTGAAGGTGCCTTGGTCGAACTGGTAGACCTTGCCGTCAGCGCCGCCAAGGAGGAGGTCGGAGTTGGCACGGACGTAAAGGACGCTCTGCAAGCCGATCTGCCCGTCAAAGTCGGACCAACTTGCACCGGCCACGATCTTGCCGTCGTCCATCACGAAGTTGGCGTAGTTGTAGACGTACAGCTTGCTCGCGATCTTCATCACGATCCAGCTTCGCCGCTGGTAGTTGACGATCTGGACGGACGGGTTCCGGCTCTCGATGACCTCGCGGATGATTGCGCGGAGCGTGTTCTTGATCGGCTCCGAGATGTTCGACCGCTGGAGGTTGTTCGTGTTGATGAGCAGGCTGATGCTCAGCAGTCCGTCATACCCGATGAACGAGAGGTCGTTGCCGGTGTTCACGAAGCTGTCGGGCGCAATGATGCCCTGCGGGAACAGGCCAGCGGGTTCCAGATCGGCGGGGGCCGTGCCACGGAAGGCGTAGACCGCGCGCTCCGTGCCGATCACCAGATACGTCTGGAACGATGCAATGCTGACCGCTGGATCTGCACCCGGCTGCTGCGCGCCGATGGCAACCGTGCGCGTCTCAAGGCTTTGGCTATCCACCGTAAAGTCCTGGATGTCATTCGCACCCGAGGCCACGACGTTGCGCGGGTCGCGGGAGTCGATCATCCATGCGCGCCCGTAGTGGACATGAATCCACGACGCGACCGGCATGGCCGACTGGTACAGGACGATGGAGTCGCCCGCCGAGGTCGTGGCAATCGAGGGCGAGACGTAGAACCCGGAGGAGAGGATCTCCGACACGAACGACGCCGCGTTCTTGGTCGTGTTGTGGACGATGTCGCCGGTACGCATCGCCGTCGTGGTCCAATTCGCCACACGGTCAGCCGACACCGCGATGTAGGTCTGCGTCGGGCTGGTGCTGGTCGAGACGATGGTCGCGACGTTGTCCATGATCCCGTCATTGGAGACCACGTTCAACTCGATGCTGTCGTAAATCTTGTAGCCGTCTCCGGGCGTAGGCTCACCACCAACGGGAGTGCCGCTGATCGGCGTGAAAGTGTTGCCGAAGCCGCGCGCCGCTGCGCTGATCGGGGTGTGGCTGACACGCGACGAGGTCACGGCAGTCACAAGGCCATACGCCCCACGCTTGGCGTTGAAGACGATGTCGCCAGGGCCAACGAAGGTCTGCGCGGTCCAGTCCGTAACCGCCGCATCCGTCAGCGCCGCAGCCGAGGTGGACGCCCCGCAGGTCCCCTGTTCCATGAGGGGCTGGAGACGCTCGAAGTTGGCGGTCGGGCTGTCGATGTAGACCTGACGATCCACCCCGTTCCAGAACACCAGCTTGTCGTCAAACTGCACGGAGCGGATGCGCGATGCCGTCGTCGCCTGCCAGACCTGAGTCCATGCCGAGGAGCCGTTGTAGCGGAACACGATGCCTTCGGAGGATGCGAACAGCGTGGCCGTGCCGTCCTTGTCCACATACTCATGCAGGCCCGTGACGATGCCCTTGGTCGGCAGCGCACCCGAGAGCGCGACGTAGCCCGGACGCTTCTCGGCACCACCAGCCGCATTGATGAAGCGGTTGCGGAACCTCTGGGCGTAGTCCAGCGGGATCTCGGTCTCGGTGAAGTTGGTCGCCAGACCCCTTCGCGCGATCTGGTAATACCGCTCGGGCATCAGGACCTCGACGTAATGCCGGGTTGCACCCTCACATACTCGCCGGTCTTGGCCGTCTGCCTGCCAAGCGACGAGTTGCGCGAAGCGAGATACTTCATCTGCGCGGCCTGATACTGGCGGGTCTCGGCACCACCGCTCTCGTCAAGCAGCGACGCCGCGACAAGACCGAGGACCACCACGCGACCTGGGAACGGGACGACCACGCTGTCATCCGTGCCAGCAACGTACTTCGGCGGCAGGACTTGGAACTTCACGAATGCCGAGTTGCCAGCATACGAAGCACCGGGGCGAGGGAACACGCCGATGCGCGGGTTGCCCACCGTGTCCACGCCCTCGATGATGTAGCGCGACGGCTGGCCGATGCTGTTGACACGGTTCAGCATCCGAAACTCGTTCTTGTCCGAGATCGGCTCCAGCGGCGGGACGCGACCGGAGACCGACACCTCCTGGATCGAGTGGATGAACTGCTTGGCCGTCACAAGGGATGTCGTGTCGATGCTGTAGAGCGACTGCCCGCACACCATCGTCACCGCAGCCGAAGCTTGCAGTTCGTTCCACGTTCCCATGTCAGCAAGCTCCTCCATGATGTCGTTGAGGAGATTGATGCTGTTCTTGGTGAACATGTTCTGCGTCGTCGTGGTCACGCGGCGGATGTTCATCCGGTCGCAGACCTCGTTGACGATCTCCAGAACCGTCAGGTAGGGGGATGCCATCTCAGACCTCGCGGGCGCGAAGGTTCAGTTTCTCGAAGACGATGTTGCTGACGTTCAGCGTAGGCGTCGCGAAGACCTCGACATACGAGTTGGCCGTCAGCGTCACGATGCAGCCGACATGGCCGACATAGGGGGCGGAGGAGGCTGCCAACCGCAGTTCCATCGTAGTCTTGGCAAGCGAGACTCCGTCCTTGCCCAAGCGAACACCGACGTTCTGCGTAGCCGTCACTCCGCTGACCGTGAAGTCAACGTCGAACATGAAGGACTTCGGCTGCGTCCCCGTGTAGGTAAGGCGGCCAGAGCCGTTGTGCTGGAACTGGTTGACCGTCTCCGCGCTCGTTCCGACGTTGGTCACGACGTAGGAGTTGATGGCCGTGGCCGAGATGACGCCATTGCTTGTTGCCCAGCACTCGGCCTTCGCCAGGCCGAAGATGCCATTGGCGGACACCTGCGTAAACGTCCCAGCCGAAGCCGTGATGGTTCCGAAGGTTCCGACGTTGCCGCCGACAACCGCCGCCGAGATCGTGGCGAACGAGACGCCACCCGCGAAGTTGACGGGACCATTGATGGTCTGCGCCGTCGTCTCCGCGAGGTTCAACTGGCTGTCGATCAGGTTCTCGAAATCGGAACCCGTGGGCGCATCACCCGTCTCGAAAGCCTGCTTCAGCGTTGCCTTGTCCTGCTGTGCCATGCGTCACCGAGGGGGATAGGGGCCTGCGTCAGGGAACACGATGAAGGAGCATTCGATCTCCATGCTCCCGATGCTGCTGCCAATGAAGAGGTTGTATCCGGGGAAACTCTTGATCGGCTTGTTGTTGGCGTCGTAGGCGGGGCCGGTCTTGCAGGCCGGGCCAGCGGCAGCCTCCGGGCGAACGAACGGAAGCGGTGCCGGGTCGTTCTCGGAAGTGATGAACCATTGCGGGTCGATAGGCTCGTCCTGATCCTTGCGGACGTACAGTCCATCCCAGCGACGGACAACCTGATCCGAGTAGTGGACGAAGCCGCTCTCGTCGTCCTGGACAAGCCACCGTCCACGACGCCAACGATTGCGCTCCGTCCAACGACCCATCAGGCCACCCGCTCAGGACCAGCCTGAAGGGCCATCAGGTCAAACGTCGCCGCGCCGCTGGATCGCACGGTCAGCCGCCAGCACGACACGGGACCCGTGAACGTCGCGGCAGTCCCGGTCGAGAAGGCCGCTCGCTCCGTCCAATGCGCGGAGACGACGCCGGTCTGGAGAACCCGGTCGATGGTAGACGAGGCCGAACAGCCAGCGAGAAACGAACCGGCCCCGGAGATGACGCGGAAGTTGAACGCATACTCCTGCGTGGACACCCAAGTGTCCGTGGGCCAGTAGATGGTCGTCGCCTCCGCATTGGCGAGGGTGAACGACCAGTTCTTGGGGCGAGCCATAGGTCAGACTCCGTAGATCGAGGGGTCGAGGCGGGTGTAGACGATCTCGATTGCCGCATTGGCCGAGAGCGCCGCGATGCTGCCGGAAGTCGCAGCCACGTTGATGTAGATGGCTTGGGCGGTGGCACCGGACTTGGCCCGGTTGACGCCCGAGTTGTCGAACGCGCCGACAGCCGTGGACTGGATCACCGAGTAGATGCCAGCCGCCGAGACGGACGCGCTGCCGAGGGTGTCGGAAGTGAAGACCGTGGGGGACACGCCAGCCCGGACAATCGCCTCGCCACCGGCAGCCGTCCCGGCGATGTAGTTGATGCCGACCAGAGTCGCGCCGATGGGGAGGTAGCCGACAAGCTGGCCCGAGACCACCCCGTTGGTGGAGGCGATGTTCGTCGTCAGCTTGGAGAACCGGCCCCAGCCAACCTCCGGCTTGTTGTCGCCCCAAGTCCCGAGGTACTGGCCCGTGGCAATCGGACCCTGGAAGGTCGTCTCCTTCTGGCCGACACCCGGGTAGCCGTCGCTCTGGCCGAGGCGAGAGAAGACGATCTCACCAACACCCTGAAGGGCCGCGATGCTGCCCGAGGCCGCGAGGACCGACATCCGCACCGGCTGGGCCGATCCGGCGTTGATCCCGCGCGCGAGGGTGGCACGAACCGCCGTCGTCAGGGCGACCGAGTAGACCCCCGCCGCCGAGACGGAGACGCTGCCAAGGTTGTCGCCCTCGCCGTTGATGGCAAAGCGAACCGTCGCCTCGCCAGCCGGGGCCGTGCGGCAGTAGAAGTTGATCTCGCTCAGGTAACCGCCATACGGGATCACCCCGATGACCTGACCGGAGACGGGGGACGAGGCCGCCGTGGCCTGCTGCGAGGTCTTGAGGGTGCCAACCGCCGACCGGGCCGGGATGCCGACATCCTGCGCGCCGGAACGCACGGGACCCTGGAACCCCGTGTCGTTGCCCTTGTGCGCCGCGACGAGGTCGGGACGCTCGGTCAGGCTGACGCGGGTGTAGACCACCTCCACGAAGGCCGCCGAGGACAGGGCCGTGGCCGTGCCGGAGATCGCTCCCGTGGAGAGGTAGATCGGAGTCCCGGCAGCCGAGACGCCCGCGTGGTTGAAGGGGAGGGTCGTCTGTGCCGTCGCGGCATTCACACGGTAGATCGTGTTGCCGGAGACAGAGACGCTGCCGAGGTTGTCGGAGCCGCCAGCGACCGTGCCGAAGCGGATGGCCGCCTCGCCCGTGAACGCGCCGATCTTCCAGATGTTGATCTCACGGAGGATCGAGTCAAACGGCAGGACCGCCACCGGCAGCGAAGTCACCGGGACCGTCGTCAGGGGCGTCCAGACGGTGAATCGGCCATAAGCCTTGGTCGTGAGCGCGGGAGCGCCGTTGTCCACGCCAGAAGCGACGGGGCCGAGGAACTGGGTCTTGCCTGTCATGGGGAGATCCTCTGTTGATCCGCCCGGAGTCTAACGAGGGGATCTCAAGCACCAAGTCCCCTATGAGAAAGGGGGGCCGAAGCCCCCCTGTCCCAGCCGGATTGTCTCCGGTCTTAACTACCTGCCGACGCATACGCATAACGCCAGTCGGTGGCACCCACCGAGAAGCGCGCCGTCGTCTTCGTCTTGAGGATCTCCGTGTCAAACTCGTTGTCACGGGTGATCTCGGCGTTGCGACGACGGTAGAACGTCGCGCCCGCCTTGGCGTTCGTGATGATGAACCACGCATCCGGGTCCGTGAGGAACGGGTTCACGATCAGGTCAAGCTGGCCCGCCATCGGATTGATGTCGTTGTCAGCCGAACCCACCGCGAACTTCGTCCCGAGGATCTTCTCAGCCACGAAGCGGTTGGTGGGGGCCACCAGCAGCTTCTCGGGCATGAGGTTGATCTTCAGGTCCGAATCGTCACGCCAGTCGTGGATGTCGATGTACGCCTGCTCCAGCGACGCCTGCGTGAGGTCCGAGGCGACAGCGGGGATGTTGCGCTGCGTACCACCACGGACGTTCTGGTGCGAGGCGTTGAAGAACGAGACGCCATCGGCACCAAGCATCGTGCTGAAGCCGAGGTTGAAGACCGACGCGGCGACCGTCTCTTCGGTCTGGCGCATCGACTCAGCCAGCATCTTCGGCACGTTGTTGATGACGTTGTACTGCTCGTCCTCCATCAGTTCGCGGGTGATCGTCGTACCCAGCCCGTAGGTCAGGTTGACGTACTCGCGCTGATAGCCCTGGAGCATATCGACGTAGGGGACGGAATCCCCATCGTCCTTCTGCCCGACAAGGCCGAAACCCGTCACGCCCTGCTCCTTCTCGAACGCCTTGTTCGAGCGACGCAGGATCATGAAGCGGTTCCAGAGCGGCGGATATCGCCGGTAGGTGTCGGCCCAGATCGTGCTGATGCCGGGCCACAGGAGTTCGGGAAGATTGCCAGTTCCGGTCGTCATGTTCGCGCCTCCCTATCAGGTAGAGGTGTAGGAGTGGAGGGCGATGCGGACCTCAAGGTCAATGTAGGCATTGCCCCAAGCCGCATTGTTCGCCACCGTGCCGAGGCCGCGAGCCTCAGTCGGCGCAAGGCCAATGACCTGGAAGGTCTTGACCGAGGTGTCGCCGGAAGCCGCACGGATCTGCATCACCGAGGTGCCAGCAGCCGTGTTGCCGTTCGTCGCAGCCGTCAGCGAAACGTACTGCCCGACCAGCGTCTCCGCAGCGGAGGCATCGGCCTGACACATGAACGTGACCTGCTGGCTGTCGTAGACCGCCGCCCAGCCCGCCGTCGAAGCGGGGAGGAAGGGGCCACGACCCGGCTGGCTGAAGGTCAGCGGACGACCGTTCTCATCGAACAGTTCCGAGACCACGCCGAGGCAGCGGGTATTCGCCGCCGCGTTGGACGAGAGGCGGATAACGCCAAGACCCGCCGAGTTGAAGCGGACGGGATCGTTGATGAAGATGCCCTGGGTGTTGCCCGTCGCCGTCACTCGGTAGAGCTTCGTGCGGAGGGTGGTCCCAGCGGCCTTGTTCCGAATGGCCTGAAGGCCATAGGGAGCGTCGGTCATTGGTTATCTCCTTATGGAGGGGTTAATCGATGGTGATGTCGCCTTCGACGGTGACACCCGTCTTGGCGCGAATATCCCTTTTGGCCCGAGTCTTGAGGCCCGAGACCTGCTCCTGAGATGCGTTGCGGTAGTACGCTTCGCGCTCGCGAGCCATCTCTTCGGGCATCTTCATCAGGACCATGTCCCGATACTCCAGCACACCGGCTGGCGTCCCGCTGCCAGACTCGACCCCGTTCGGGCGGTCGTGGACAGCATCCCCAACATCCGCCTGCTCCCAGCCTTCCGCTCGCTTCTTGAGCATGTTGGCGGGTTCGGCGTGGACCCAGCGAAGCCTGTTGGACGGGTCCTTGGCCTTGATGCCGAGAGGCGCGGCGGGAGACCAGCTACGGTTCCCCTTCTTCGCGACCTTCTTACGGCCCTTCATCGAGTCCGCAAGCGCGCCGACTCCGGTCTCGATCTCGTTATTGTCTGCCATCTTCAATCCTCCACCGCAACGGCCCTACCAATGGCCTTCTTCTGCTTGAGATAAAGCTCGTGCGCTTCCTTTGCCGTCTTGGCAAGGGAACCACGCCCGCCCATGAACATCGCCTCCGCAATGACGCGCTCCTGATTGCTCAGGTTCGTCTGCTGGCGCTCTGCCGGTGCCGGTCGCCCGCGAGGAGACGCAAAGGCACGGCGCACCGGGTTCGGCGCATCGCCCTCGTCGTCGTCATCGTCCATCAGGCGAGCCATGCGCTTGTCCACCTCCTTGAGGAGTTCGCGGATCGACGCATTTCCCATGCCCGGCTCATTCGCGACCTTCTGGATCATCTCCTGCGTCGCGGCGAACTCGGGATGGTTCGGCATGGCCCAAGGACGAAGGGGTTCCCCGTCCTCGCCCTTCGCCGTCTGCCAGCCCTGGAGGACCTGCATCTCCGTCTGGGTGATCGGAGGCGCGGCTTCCGCAGCGGGGGCCGGAGGCTTCTTGGTCTCCTGCTTGATCTCCAGCAGGCGCTCGTTGACCTCCATGAACGCTTCCGTGTCGCCCGTGGCTAGGGCTTCCTTCGCGCTCCGCTTGAGGTCGGCAAGTTCTGCCTGCGTCTCCTTGTCCTTCAGGCCGCCAGCGATGCTCTCAAGGGCCTTCTGGAGCTTGCTGTTCTGCTCGGCAAGGAGGGCGATCTGGCGCTCGGTCTTCTCCGCGCGCTCGTTGGCTTCCTTGGTGTGTCGATAGAGCCGGTTGAAGCGGGCCTTCAGCTTTGGGTCTTCGATCTCGACCCAGTCCGTGCCTTTCTCTTCACCCTCCTCCGCTTTCGCTTGGGCTTTGGGGGCGGGGGCTGGCTTGGGTTCAGGAGAAGCTGCTTGAGGCGCAGCAGGCTTCTGAGGAGTGGCGACTTCGTCATCCGACACCTCGACCCGGTTTCCGATGCGCTCGCTCATGCGGCCACCGCCTTCTCATCGCCCTCGATGATTCCGATGATGTCCTCTTCCTGCATGACGTACAGGCCGGGTTCAAAGGCAATCGGCTTGGCGGCCCACTTGCCGAAGAGAACCCGGTCACCGGGCTTCATCACCTCGCAGGCTTCACCAACGGAAATGACGACGCCCTCATCGGGGATCATCTTCTCTTCGACGGTCTTGGGGATCTCGAAACCCATCTTGGACAGGCCCGAGAACTTGGTTGCGATGGACGCCTGTAGCGTCTCAGCGCGGACGACAACCCTTGCGAACAAGGGCTTGAGTGTCTTGCTCATACTCTCCTCTTTGGGCGGGATGCCCGCAGCCAAACTAACGGCTGGAAGAGGAGGCGGAAGGGGGGATCGCGGGGAGGGACCGTATCCCCCCTTCCTGGGTGAGCTAGACTGGCAGGCTGATCAGCAGCCCCGCCCACCCTTCTTCATCGGCTTCTTCTTCACGGTCGTCTCCTCAGAGGAGGCCCCGGATGGACTCATAGGCCGCCGCTGCATCCGAGGGGTTGGTCATCGGTCGGCCCAGAACCTGAGAAGCATACTGCTGTTCGATGGGAAGAACATAGGGATTCTGCACGGGAGCGCCAGCGTCGGAGATGAGGCCACGCGACAGGAGGTTGGCGTAGTACCGACGCACCGGGTCCGTGCGGAAGGCGCTGTTCACGCCCTGCGTCCCGTAGGTGGAGATGAGCGCCCGCTGCTGGAGGTCGGTCATGCCGGGGCCAATGAACGAGGAGATTTCCTGCGGGGCAGCCATCTCGCCACCGCGAAGGTAGCGGGGGGTCGGGGCGGAAACTGGGACGGCACCAAGGGCCATCGCAAGTCCGTCGCCTCCAGCACGGTTGCCGGGGAAGTCCGGACCACCCATGAACGCTTCCCGCTGGCGACCTCCCTCAAAGGTTGGATCAGCAACAAAGTCAGGGCCGTAAGCAGATCGGGCCTGCCTTCCAAGTTCGGCCATCCCAGCCCCGACAAGGGAGAACAATCCAGCCCCCGGAGCGTAATCACCACTATCAAGTGCGCGCCCCATGCTGCGTCCCACGGCACCAAGACCAGATAGGGCAACCTCATTCTGCCCCGCAATCAAGCCGCCGCGCCCGATTGCCTCCTGATCCTGCTGGGGAAGGTCAGCAATCTGGCCCCCTCCCTGACCACTTTCATTTCCAAATGAAGGACCCGCCCCAAGACCCTCCGCACCGACGTTCGTCCCTTCTCCGAGACCAACGTCACCCGTGCCGACAGAACCGGGAGCGCCCATGCCATCAGACGACATGCTGCCGCCCTCGTCGTAATACTCCCGCAGGCCCGTGCGCGGGTTGACCGTTCCAGCACCACCAAGGCCCTTGAGGATCGCCCTGTCGCGCGGGGTTGTCGGAACGACTTCGGTGTCGCCATACCTGCCCTTGCTTGCGATCTCAGAAATGAGGTCATGCAGGATGCGGTACGCCTCGTCGTATGCAGACTTGTGGCGCTGAAGAACCTCTGGAGATGAGCCAGCCGCTCGCGCAAGAGACTCTGCGTCCATCGCCCTCAGGGACCCGGCCTCTGCCTCATCAATCCGCCGGAGATCCTCCTGCGTGATGTAGTCAGGATCGTCCAAGTAACCGGGCGGATCGTAGCCAGGAGGAGCCGCATCAGGACCCCTGCCATCAAAATACTCCCGCAGACCCGTGCGCGGGTTCCGGCTCCCGGCACCACCGAGGGCCTTGAGGATGGCCTTCTCGCGCGGGTTCACATGGGCCAGTTCGGTGTCGCCATTGCGGCCTGCGCTGCGAAGCATCTCCATCGCGGCGTCGATCTGGCTGGTCTTCATGCGCTTGGCTCGGCGGATCATGCGGCTCTCCGTTTCCGGTCAACCTATCCCATCAGGTGAATTGAGCAACCTACCCATCAGCGCAAGGGCCTCGTCAAAGCCCTGGGCGCGGCCAAGCGTGAGGAGATCCGTCGCAACCCGATAGCGGTGGTTCACGTTCTGCCGCCGCACCTCCTGTAGGAGGAACTGCGTAACCGGGTGCCGCCGCCAGTTCTCGATCTCGTCAGGGTCGATGTTGTGGATCACTTGCGACGCGCCGCGCGAGCGTTATCAACCCAATTCGGGTAGGGCCGACCCGCTTTTGCAGCCGCCGCCTTGGCAGATGCCTTCTGCGCGGGGGACAACTTCTTGGGCTTGCCGAGGGATGCGGGACGCTTGCGGTCCCAGACGGGCTTCTTCATGTCAGCACTTCCATGCACGGAGTGGGAGCAAAGGGGTGACGAGGGAAAGCATCCTACTTTCCTAGATTCTTGCAATGAGGCAAGACAGTATTGACTAAGAGATTCGACGCTATCGAAATAGACCTCTGAACTTCTTTCGGATCAACGTGACTGAATACCAGTTCGGCATAGTCATTGAACGTTTTCTGATCCATGGGCTGGCGCAGACCCAAAGGGTACTGTAACTGCAAGTACCCCTCCAATAGAGGCGTTATCTCCAATTCATCATGGTCTAAGTAGAACTTCTTGATATTGGCCTCAAAGTTCTGAACATCTAGCTGTTTCATCTGTCTGCCCTTAAGCAACTAAGTTCCATTGCGTGTCAGCACTTCCATGCACGGAGGGACTTGTTGATGCGGGAGTTGGGGTCGTTGGCGGTCTTGGCCGAGGTCAGCTTCTTCTTCATGCCGCTCATCCGGGCGCAGAATGACCGCTTCCTTGCCCCACCCTCCGGCTGCGGGGGCTTGAGGGTGCCGCCGGTCGCAGCCTTGTAGCTGGCCCGGCCCTTGGCGTTCAGCCCGCCCTTCGGGTTCTGGCCTTCCTTGCGCTGCCACGCTGGCGTCTTGGGCATCTGCCCCTCCTTACAGGTTTAGGAGGATGAACTCGACATCCTCTTCGTCTGCCGCCTCCCACTCCAGCTTGGCGCGGATCTTCGCTTCCATCTGCTGGAGGGCGGCATTGGACTGTCGCAGAAGACGCTCCTGCTCCGCAAGACGGGTCTCGGTATCCCGTATGCGGCGCAGTTCCCGGCGGATCTTCCTTGTGACGCGATCCCCGAGGATCTGCTTGGCAAGGGGATTTCCCTTTGCCGACAGGAGTTCAGCAGACCCAACCTCCTGCTGGCCCACGATGACGTTGGGGAGCAGTTCCTCCGACCCGGCCCGCAGGTAGATGCCGGGGGCGATCTGGCGGATGAATGCGCTGCCGTCGCGGCGATACGAGGCGTACCTTGCGAGGCGGGTGGGCGCAGACGGACCTGACGGGATCGGTGGAGCGCCGCTGCCCCACGACACTCCCCATGACGTTCCCCATGAGTCGCCCCATGAGACGAACATCACACGGGGTTCCAGGGATCAGCGGTCGTACCCGTACCCTTGACCTGGATGTCGTTGACGTACTGGATGTTTGCGTCAACCTGACCGGCGACCGTGAACGACAGGCTGTCGGTCTTCGCCTTGATGGCCGTCACTATGCCATCCACGACCTGAACCTCGCTGGAGGTCGCAAGCCCGGCCTGTATGTCCGCAACCGCATCGGTCGCGATGGACGCAGCCGTGATGACATCGTTGCCAAGCGAGGACACGGTCACGCTGTCGCCCGGGAGCGCCGCGAAGACCTCCTCGCGCACGTCCGTTGGATCAGCCCCGGAAGCCGTCACATGGAGGACAAGGTCGCCCAGCGTGTCGGTGTGCGCCGTGGTCAGCGCCAGCGAATACCAGCCGTCGCCTCGCTCGGTTACGGTCGGGGTGATGGAGGCAAAACCAGCCCCGTTCTTGCTTGCCGAGATCGTCAGAGTCAGGCCGGTCTTGCCCGTGATGTGGTCGGCGCTGTCGGTCATCAGCACCATGAGGTTGCGAGCCGTGGATTGCTTCAACATGGCATCACCTGTTCACGACTCGGCTGCGGGAGTAGGTGTTTCCACCAGCGGGTGCGGACGGAGGCGGGTAGTGGAGGATCGTCGCCTCGATGTTGTAGTTGATGAAAGTGCTGCTCGACAGGAGGCCAGCGGTGCCAGCGAGCAGCCCGAGGCCCTCGCCCGGGCGCACGATTATGCCGCTGCCCGGCTCCGCTCGAAAAATTTCGATGTCACCGAGGCCGTCGAGTTGGATGCCGTTGAGCGAGAAGCCGACCGCACCGAAAGCCTTCATCGCCGGATTGCGGCGGAACACGCCAGCGTTCTGCTGCTGGAGGATGCTGATCGTCGCGCCATGCGTGTACGGCCAATCCCATTGCCACGATCCCTCCAGACGCGAGCGGAATGGCCCGACGACGGTGCGGAGCGCGGAGGGGATTGAAGTCGAGGTGTCGGCCTTGATCGGCGTCGTTGCGTCGGCGGCGGTGTCGAGGCCCTGGATGCGCGCGAGGCGCAGGTTGATGGCTGGCATCGCCGCAAGATTGCTGGCGTTCGTCTCGCCATCAAGGGGAACCCAAGCGACGCGCACCGCGAGTACGACGCCGCTGCCGGATGCGTTGAACAGGCTGACGAGCGCGCCGCCGATGATTGCGTCCGTGGAAACGTCAACGCTTCGATAAAGGTAGGTCGCGCCGGTTGCGGTGTTGGTCACGATCATCGCGACGATCATGGCGTGCGGGACGCCATACTCCGTCTGCGTAACAGCTACACCCTCGCCTTCCCTCAGCACGATTGGTTCGCAGTCTACGCTTGCGCCGAAATCGCCAAGCGTCGCAAAGCTGTCGTGCCTCCACGAAACAAGGCCGCCGCTGAACGCGCGAGACGACATGCTGCTGTTTGCCAAGCTGAGGAAATAATTCGGCGCATCCGCCATGCGCTTCAGGGCCACGCCCGTCGTTGTTACGCTGTCGGGGTTCGTCGTGCATGTGACCTGCGACGGCAGGCTTGCGCTGGCGGTGTCGTTCTTGATCGGGCTGACCGCATCGCCGCCGCTGCTGGCAGTCGTGCGGAAGAGCGCAAGCGCGCCTGCCCTGCCAACGCCTGCGGTGTTGTTCGCCAGCGGCGCGACCGGCGATAGGCGCAGATTGACCAACTCGAAATACCTACGCAGGTCGCTCGTCTCGTCGTTGAAGATGGCGAACAGGCCATCCTCAAGCGGACGCACATCGACCGCGCGTTGGTAGACGAGGAAGGTCTCAGGCATCCGTCCTCACGATTTCGAACTCGCTGTAGCGCGAGGGAACCTTGCACCCGGGGCAAGTGATTGGAGGCGAGACCGGAGCCACGCCGCCGTTGACATCGTTCTCTACGCGAGCGGCAAGTTCCGGCGGAACCGTCCACTCATGCAGGCATGTCTTGTGACGAAGAGTGGTCATCGTCACGTCGCCGCGTCGGTAAACTCGATCTCCAGGTCAGCCGTGCCGACAGCCGAGGAACCCGAGTGGAACAACTCGAAACCCTGCGTGGCGCGGCACACAATCGGCTCGACGTTGGTGTCCGAATAGCCCGCGTTCCAGACCTCCGCGAACGGGATCAGCGTCAGCCAGTTGGCCTGCGTGGTGCCTGCAACGACAGGCTCCTCGTTGACGAAGAGGAAGCGGCGGAAGATGTCGCTGCCGGTCACCGTCTGGTTAGTGCCAGAGGTGGTCGCAGCGTCTAGGTTGCTGCTACTGGTGTCGTGCTTCACGGGCGTCACGGCGGTTCCGGCGGACGCTGCCGTGATGCGGCGGCACTGGGCGGTCGTGATGACGCCCGTCACCGCTGCCGTGCCGTTGTTGAACCAGTACGCCCGGTAGACGCGGATGATGCGCGCCGAAGCCGTGGCGTTGAAGACGTTCAGCATGTCCTTGGCCGACGCATACGCAATGGCCGTGGCCGTGGATCGGAAGGTCGCTGCCATGTCAGGCTCCTAGATCAATAGTGGTTTTGCCGGTGCCGCGCTCGGAACGAAACGCGGCGATCTCTCCCTTGCCGTTCATGTTGGGACCGGCAGCCCATTGCTGGACGCGACCCTCTTCAAGAGCACGAACGGAAGCATCAAGGTCGTCTCGCTGGTCACCGGGCATCAGTCCAAGCCTGCGACCACCCTGCACCTTCTTGAGGAAGTCCACGCAGGCGCGAACCTGTGGTGCCGGAAGCGGGCTTTCGACCCGCAGCAGCCAGCAGTCCATCTCCCTGCGCCACTCCATCACGGGCTGCTTCATTGCATCGTCCCCATCTCCACACCCATTGCGCGACCATCTGGTCCGCGAACAATCCGGCGCGGCGAGGTCATGGACTGCATCATCATCTGGATCATGCTCATCATCCGCTGGTCGCGAGCCGCATTGGCCGCCTCCATCTGCGTGATGAGGGTACGCACATCCTCGCCCATGCTCGTCGCCAACTGCTGCGTGGACTGCGTCACGGACTCGATGGCGGGGACATCGGCGCCGGCAGCACCAATGCGCGCAACCATGACCTTGGTGTCAGCCTCGATCCTGGCCTTCTGCGCTTCCATCTGCTGCTTGGCAGCGAGTTCCTGCTGCATCCGCAGGTTCTCGAACTCCTGCTTCATGCGGGCGATCTCGGCCTCGTTCTGGATGCGGAGTTCCTGCATGGCGCGTTCGTTGTCGATCCGCATCTGCTGAAGCTGCTGGTCGCCCATCATAGACGCCTGCTTCATCTGCTGGTCGGCCTGCATCTTCTGCACCTCAATCTGAACCTCCTGCTGCGCCTTCTGGGCCTCTAGCTGGAGCTTCTGCTGCTCGACCTCGACCTTAGCCTGCTCGGCCACGACCTTCGGATCCGGCGCAGGTGGCGGAAGTTCGTCCACAGATCGCGGAAGAATGCTGTCAATGCCGTCAATTTCCATCTCCTCAAGCAGCCTCCTCGACACCGCAAGGAGGACTTCCGGGTTGTTGCCAACGATGGGGTTCTTGGTAGCGAAGTCGAACAGGAACTGGGCCTTCTGGAGGCGGCTCTGCTGGTTCATCATGCGAGGATCGGCCACCGGCATGATGAGCATGTCGTCCGCAAAGTCCTCCTCCGTGACCATCATCTGCTCCGGCCCCTCCGGCGTCACCGAGATAAAGCCCTCGATGCCCCGGAAGTAGATGCCGTGCAGGCGATAGATCTTGTTCAGTTCCTTGCTCCAAGAGTGCAGCAGGAACTCCTGGACGCTTGTGAACATCACCAGCGACTGCTCGACCATCGTCTGCATGGTCGTGGGCTGGAACACCTTGTTGATGTCGCCAGCGGCAGCGTCGGTGGTTGCGCCAATGCGCTGGGCGCGGGTCTCCAACTGCGCGATGGCCTGCATCAGCGTCGGAGGCGGCGCGGGGAAGGAGAGCGTCTTGATGCCCTTCTGGATGTCGTCCGTACTCGCGGAGACGGTCTTCAGGCTGCCGAGTTCGATCTTGACCGGCCCCTTGCTGATGTTCAGGGCCTCCGAGATGAACCCGCTCATGTTGCCGTGGATCGACAGGGTCGTGGCGTCGATGAACTGGCGCAGCAGCTTGTTGATGGCAATGTTGGTCTTGCCCAGCAGGAAGCCTAGACCGTAGCCGTAGAAGCCGTCCGGGTTCGCGAGGAAGCGATAATGGGTGTACTCCTCGATGGGCATCCGACCGTTCAGGGGGCGGCCAAACTCGTCTACCTCGTACCGGACCTCGATGCGGAGCAGCTTCTCCGAGGTCACATCCACCCAGACCTTGTAAGGCTCGGCAATGCCGTCGCCGTCGAGGTCGAGGTCGCGATGCTGCTCGATGATTTGCGCCATGTCCTCGCTTTCCATGGAGGACGGCTGGATGCCGCTGTCGCGGTCGTTCTGCTGCTGGATCAGCGAGGTGACGTTGCCGATCATCATCGGCTCTGGCGGGAAGAGGAAGTATCCCTCAGACGCCCGGATGCGGCCCTCGTTCAACTGGATGTAGATCAGTTCGGTCTTCCGATGCACATCCTCGATGTTGATCGGGCCGATGTGGTAGGGGACGAACAGGTCCTCCGCGCGCACGGGGCGGGTGACGATCCGGTTCATCACGGGGTCGAAGTAGGTCTTGCTGAAGTCGCTGCCGTGGACCGCCACGCGCAGGAGCATCGCGGACTTGTCCTCCTTGTAGGTCTGGTCCTTGAAGAACAGGGACCATTGGAGGAACTGGCTGACCCGCTTGGCGCGCTCGGCAGACCCCGGAATGGACGGGCTGACCGAGATGGCCGCAACGGGCATCCGGGTGCCAAAGAACGCCTTGTAGGCACGGGACTGGAAGGAGTTGCAGGCTTCCGTCAGCAGGCCAAGGGACTCGTCGGACGAGCCGGGCCACGGGCGATTGATCGGGGCGTCCTGCTGGTTGTAGACGGCCACCCAGTCGGCGTGCATCGCATCCCACTCGGAGCGACTGTCCTTGTCGGCGCGGAAGTCCTCAAGGCACACCTGCGCGATGGACTCCCGCTCCTTCTCCTCCAGCGAATCCGCAATGTTGACGAGGAGGGCATTCAGGGCTTGGCGCTTCTTGCGCTTGACCTTGTCGTTGTCTCCTCGCCACTTGCGGTCTTCGCTCATGTGTAGGTCTCCTCAAGCGTCGGCATCATGCCACGGGTGTTCTGCCACAACCACGCAACCATGCCGGGACCGTGGGCGTCCCATTGAATCCACGGGCTTTCCTGGAGGAACCGGGTGAAGTCCTGCGCCTGACAGAGGATGTCCCTGTCCGTCCAGAACTGCCGGTTCCTGCCCCCGACAGCCACATCCATGAGGACGTACTTCGGGGTGCCATCCTGATGCCGCGCGGACTTGTCCAGCTTGCTCTCGTCCAGATGACAGGAGTCAAAGCCGTACAGCCCAATCGACTGGAAGCCGAGGAACTGCCACGCGAGGATCATAGCGCGGCCAGCCGACGAAGATCCTCCCCCCATGAGGAACTTCTGGTGCTCCGGGGGCAGCACGGACTTCTCGTCCGCACCTACCGCAGCATGCCAGCCATAGACCTTGCCGCCCGTCTCCAGCAGGCGCTTCACGACGCCGGGATCGACCATCGAGGCGCAAAAGTACCGGACACCCGGATAGGCTGCCGGGAGGAGATCGGCGCGTGCCTTGCCGTGGGTGCTGATGCCATCGTGCGGGCGGGGGTCAAGGAGGACGCATCCCCACGGGACCAGACCGGCGTCAATCAGCTTCTGGTGGCTGTGCTTCACGCAGAACAGGACCGCACCCTCCTCCACCTCGCGGCGGATCTCGGCCAGGGTCTCGGGCATCTCCAGCGACGGGCCAGCGGAAACGATGATGGCCCGCCTCATGTGGTGCTTCGTGTAGCGCACCCAGTTCTGGACCTGTTCCAGATTGGCCTTGATGTTGGCGTGGATGGTCTCGTTGGGGACGCAGTTCTGCGTCTGGACCACCATGTTGGTCTGGTAGGCGTTGTTCGTAATCGACTTGATCTCTTCTTTCTTGATTGCCGACATCTGCCGCTGGTGGAAGACAGGGAGGTCGTCGGGGATCACGGGGAAGTCGCGGGTCACGGCAACATGGACGAACCCAAGCCCATCCGTCGCCCGCTCCACGGACTCGAAGGCAATCGTGTCCGTTCGCACCGCATTGATGCCAAAGCGGCTGGTGTCGATGTGCTTGCCGTTCTCGTCGGACGAGTAAAAGCCAATGAAAATCAATGGCTTGTCCTCAAGTGCCAGAAGGGCGCGGCGAATGTCCTCGACCGGCACCATGTCGCAATCGACCACCGGCACGGCATCTTCCGGGACGCTGCCGTCGAAGTCCTTCGGGTTGACGTAGGCGGGCTTGGCACCGCCCAGCAGCCGCTCGACAATCTCAGCGTTTGTCATCCCCGCCTTGCGGTTGCCCTTCTTGTGGACGAACACGTTGTCCAGCGGGCTGGCCTCGAAGGCGTCCAGGCCATAGGGACCGGCTCCGGCGGGGCAGAGGTCGTGCCACTCGCTCTTCTCGCTCTCCATGTG